CTTTCAGCTCTGTAATTTTGTTTACAAACTCGTTGTTTAATTTTCCTAAAGCTATTATTCTAGTTTCTAAATTAATTATATGTTTTTTGTAATCAGCATTAAGGTCAACTTCTGACATTTTAACTGATCTTTCCATCTCTAGTTTTTCTTCTAAATCTTTAATTATCTCGTCTTTTACGTCTTTCATATCTAATGATTATATATTGATAAACGTCTAAAAGTCAAGTAAACTGCCCTCTACTCAAACTACAAAAAATATGTTAAGGGGCTATTACATATGTTACAAAAATTAGGATTTTTACCCGGATTTAACAAACAAGTCACAGAAACCGGTGCGGAGGGACAATGGTTTGATGGTGATAATGTTCGTTTTAGATATGGTACACCTGAAAAAATAGGGGGTTGGACCCAATTAGGTGAGGATAAATTAACAGGTGCTGCAAGAGCAATTCATCATTGGGACGATAATGCTGGTATTAAATATGCAGCAATAGGAACAAATAGAATTTTATATGTATACTCTGGAGGAATTTATTACGACATCCATCCTATCAGAGCCACTTTAACAGGAGCTAATTTTACTAGTACAGCTTCTTCTACAACTGTTACAGTCACATGCACCGGGACACATGGATTAAACGACGATGACATTGTTATGTTTGATTCTGTTAGCGGAGTTACTGCAGTGGGGTCAACTTATACCGATGCTACTTTTGAAGATCAAAAGTTTATGGTAACATCAGTTCCTACCACATCTACTTTTACAATTACAATGGATGCTCAAGAATCAGGAACTCCTTTGTCAACTAGTGGGTCTGCTTCAGTTCTTTGTTATTATACTGTCGGTCCGGCACAACAACTTGGAGGTTTTGGTTGGGGTACAGGTCTTTGGTCTGGTACAGCAATTGGTGCAGCAACAACTACTCTGGGCACAGCATTAACAGACTTAGTAACAACTGATATTGTTCTAGCTAACTCAGCAGCGTTTCCTTCATCGGGAGAAATTAGAATTGGGACTGAAGATATTAGTTTTACCAACAATGATACTGCAACAAATACTTTAAGTGGAGGAGCACGAGGAGTTAATGGAACTACAAAAGCAACTCACAGTGCTGGTGCAACTGTTACAAACATATCTGATTATGTTGCATGGGGTGAAGCGTCGTCTTCTGACTTTACTATTGATCCAGGAATGTGGATATTAGACAACTATGGAACAAAATTAATTGCACTTATATATAATGGTCAATGTTTTGAGTGGGATGCAGCTGCTGGAGCTGCTACATCTACTAGAGCAACATTATTACCAAATGCACCTACAGCATCACGACATGTATTGGTATCTACACCGGATAGACACTTAGTATTTTTTGGAACCGAAACAACAGTAGGCAGCACCAGTACTCAAGACGATATGTTTATACGGTTCTCTTCTCAAGAAAGCATTGATCAAACAGATTCTTATACTGTTAAAGCAAACAACACAGCAGGCACACAAAGACTAGCAGATGGATCTAAAATTATGGGAGCTATCAAAGGTAGAGATGCTATCTATGTATGGACTGACACTGCATTGTTTTTAATGAAATTTGTAGGACTACCATTTACCTTTTCTTTTGAACAAGTAGGAACTAACTGCGGATTATTAGGAAAAAATGCATGCATTGAAGTAGATGGTAAAGCGTATTGGATGTCAGAAAACGGGTTTTTTACTTATGATGGTCAATTAAAATCTATGCCTTGTCTTGTTGAAGATCATGTTTATGATGATTTAAACGTTGTGTCCAGAGACTTAATTAATGCCGGATTAAATAACCTTTTTGGAGAAATAACTTGGTATTATAGCACGGCAGCATCTAATCAAATAAACAGAAATGTAACTTATAATTATTTAGATTCATCACCTAAACGTCCTATATGGACAACAGGAACTTTACCTCGAACAGCTTGGCAAGATTCGTCTGTATTTGAAAAACCTCATGCTACATTTTATGATCCATCAGATAACGCATCGACAGATTGCACTGGAAACACAGATGGTAGTACTATATACTATCAACAGGAAACAGGGACCGATCAAATTAATGCCGGCGGTGTAACGACTGCTGTTATTGGTTCTATTACATCTGGAGATTTTGATATTACACAAAGAAGAAGTAATACAGGACAGACTGTAGGAATGCCTGACTTAAGAGGGGATGGAGAATTTATAATGAGAATAAGCAGATTTATACCAGACTTTATTTCACAAACAGGAAATACACAAGTTAGTTTTGTAACAAGAACCTATCCAAATAGTTCAGCTACAACTACAAATTTTACAATAGATTCTAATACAACAAAAAAAGATACGAGATTAAGGGCTAGATCAATTGCATTAAAAGTTGCCAATACAACAACAAGTGAAGACTGGAAACTTGGAACTTTTAGATTAGACATACATCCAGGAGGTAGAAGATAATGGTAGCATTTTATAATCCTGCTGATCAAGAGCTTTACAAAACATATCAATATCTTCCTCAGGAACAATATAGACTAGGTCTTAATTTACCAAAGGCAGAACAAGACGTAAGCGCTATTAATACTAACGTTGGAATACCTGCAACTAATGCTTTTATTAATAGTGGTGGTGGTAGTTCTTATCCCGGTTCTCCTAATAATTTAATACAAGATTATGATCTAGCCACACGAAATTATTATTTTGATCGTCAACCAACACCACTTGTAGATGATTTATATCAAAGTAAACTTGATAAAACTTTTATGGGTTTTCCAAGCTATAGACAAGTAGATCCGATTGGGCCTTTTACACCATACAATCAACCAATGAATATGGATGATCCAGCTGCTAGTATAGAAAATATTATAGCATCAAGAAATGTCCCTTTAGAATTAACCAGAGCTGGCAAAATACAACAAAACATTGATAATGTTAAAAGTGGTATAGGAACTTTCGTAGATAGAATAGGTGGGTTGGGTCCTGTAAGTTTCGTGTTAAATAAAATGGATAGATTTAGTTCATTACCCACAGCAGATCAAAAATTTATACAGATGAACATGGGTTACAAAGGTCCAACTGTATTTGGTGAAAATACATCAGATTTAAATAAAGATCCATATGGAATAAATACAAGATCTATGTTTGGAAATTATGCAGAGTATGTAGATGAGGCAGCTAGGTCAGATTTAACTGACGAAGAGTATGACGAATTAACAGATTATCAAAAAACAAAAGTAGATTTTTATAGAAGACAAAAAAAAGAAAGAGAACGAATAGAAAAAGAAACTTTCGAACAACAAATGGCAGATGATAAATTTTATGGTGGTCAAGGTAAATCAGATCCGGGAGATAGATCAAGAAAGGGCGCGATTGGAAGAAGACCTGGATCAGGAGGGACTGTAGATAGGGTAGAGTCTGGGCCAGGTAGAAATGTAGATGACACTGGTCAAGCCTACGATTCTGGTGGTCGAGAAGGATTTGGATATGGTTTAAAATATGGAGGACTAGCAAGTATTTTATAATGGCAAAGATAGTAGAATCATTAACTAGAGCAGAACCGGAATACAATCAATCTAACTTACAATCGTTAATTAGAGATTTAGACTCTGTAATTACAAAATTAAACACTTCATTTCAAGATGAAGTTAAACAGGAGATAGAAGCTAAAAGTTTCTTTTTAGAATAATGGCAGTAGTAAACCAATATTTATTTGCAGGCATAGATAACAATACAACAGGCGGAGCTTTAACTCCATTAGGAGCTAGTAGTCCTGCTGTTAATGAAACTTATATTGTTAAATCTATTTTAGTTACATCTGCTGGTACGCCAGTTGTAACTGTTACTAATAATGGTATTACTGCAATTAAATCAGCAGCACTTACAGCTAATGAAACAAAAGAGTTGTTAACCCAACCATTAATAATAGTGGGTGGAGCAGCGTTTACAGTGCAATCAAGCACTTCAGATTCGTTTGATGTAGCTGTTAGTTATTTAAACATTAAAAAGGAGAAGGTAGATTAATGGAAATAAAACAAGCAAAAGTAGAGGAAACCTACAGACACAAGAAAACTGGTGAGGTTTTTAAGGAAAGAAAAGACTGGGAAGCTAAAGGTTATAAGAACGAAGACATGGCACAAGACGTAAAAGTTATTATGCCACCTCTTGATTTGTTCTCAAAAACCAAGTAAACATAGGAATTAAGGTAAAATTATGGCAATATCTAGAATGCAAGAACCCAGACAACTTTATGGACTAGGAAGTATCGTTAAGAAAGCGGTACGAGGCGTTAAAAAAATTGTTAAAAGTCCTATAGGTAAAGCAGCTTTAGGTGGTGCTTTAATGTTTGGTATACCTGGAACAGGTATAGGTGGTTTATTTGGTAGAGCTGGTTTTGGTGGAGAGGCCATGGGTTTATTTGGAAAAAAGGGAATTGGTGCTACTTTTAATTTAGGTAGACAAGCACTAGCAAATAGGTTTAGTCCAGCAAATTTTGTAATGAACAGAGATGGACCAGTTAACAAAGCTAGTTTTCTTTCAAGGCTAAATCCTTTTGGTGAAAATTTTGATGCTAAAACAGCTTTCCTTACAGGAGGAGCAGGTTTAATTGCAGCACCTTTTATAGCAGATGCTATGGCTCCTGAAGAAGTAGAAGAAGAAGTTGATGTAATGGATGTTGGAGGCATTAGACAAAGTGCAAAAGATTATTACATGGGTCTAGGCGGAAAAAATTTAGCGTTCATGCCACAAAAAAAATATGTAATGGAAAATTTTTATCAACCTAATGCTGATGGCGGTAGAGTCGGATATGCTAATGGAATGATGGTTGAAGACGAAGAAGAAGAATTTATTAGATCAGGTGCAGGTCAAAGATTTAGACAACCTAAAGCATTTTTAAATATGGGCGGTAATGCAGGTCAAGCTCAAGCAGAACAAATGTTGATGGCAGAGTATGTTAAATACAAAAACAAAGGTGGCACATTATCTTTTGAACAATTTGTAAAAGCAGTAATGCAACAACAAGCACCAGAAGGTGGAGGTATGGAACAACCAATGGCTATGGCAGCTGATGGTGGTAGAATAGGATATAAAAATGCAGGTATAGTAAACTTAATGTCTAAATTAAAAACAGGTATGCAAAATGTAGGTGGTAAATTTAAATCATTATTTGATGATGCAGATATAAATGTAAGTATTAGAGATGAAGATGTCCTTACAGACTCTGGATTACAAGCACAAGCTGTTGGTAATGATGTGTTTATTACACCTAAATCAAACAAAGCTATAAAAGTTATAGATGGTTTGATTGATGAGGGTTATGATATTTCTAAAGCAGAAGACGGTAGTTACACTATCAATGCTTTAGATGAAGGCGCTTTAGATATAATAGCTAAAAAATTAAGATTAGGCGACAAAAACGTAGATGAATTTATGGAAGGTTTACCACAATACGTTGATGAAATGGGTTCAGAAGAACAAATGATCTACGATGCTTTAAGAAACAGAAAAGCAGAAGGTGGAATCATGGAAACTGAAGAAGCATCAGAAATGATCGACATGGGCGGCATGGAAAAAGATTATAGAAATACAGGTGGTTTTGTAGAGATGGGCGGTAAAGAAAGAGCTGACGATGTGCCTGCTAGACTATCTAAAAATGAGTTTGTATTTACAGCAGATGCTGTTAGAAATGCAGGAGGTGGCGATATAGATAAAGGCGCTGAAGTTATGGAAAATTTAATGAATAACTTAGAACAAGGCGGTGAAGTTTCTGAAGAGTCACAAGGATTAGAGGGTGCGCAAGCAATGTATGACCAACAACAAATGTTACAATCAAGGATGATATAATGGCAATAGCAGATTTTATAGAACCGGCGATAAAAGATTACGCAACACAGGCAACGGCCACTTACTCGGCACCTATTGATACAAGTAAATTTACTGGTAGACAATTTGTTGCTGGCGAAGATCCATTACAAACACAAGCAATTAATATTGCGCAACAAGGTGTAGGTTCTTATCAACCATTTTTATCTGCAGCACAAACTGCACAACAACAAGCAGCAGGAACTGTAGGTGGACTTGGTGCATTAACAGGACCACAAGCTTATCAACCTTTTATGTCTCCATACCAACAACAAGTTATTGATACAACTCTTGCAGAGTATGACAAACAAGGTGCAGCAGGTGAACAAAGAATTAGAGATGCAGCTGTTGCTGCTGGAGGTTTTGGTGGTGGTAGAGAAGGTGCAATGTTAGGTCAATATCAATCAGATAGATTAGCAGACAGAGCAGCACTTCAAGCACAGTTATTAGCATCAGGTTTTGGTCAAGCACAACAAGCAGCTAACACAGCCTTTACACAAGGCGGTACATTAGCAGGATTACAATCAGGTTTAGCTGGCCAACAATATGGTTTATCTAATTTCCAAAGACAAAATATGGGTCAAGACGTTTCTGCTCTAGGATCTCTTGGTGCATTAAGACAAGGTCAAGAACAAGCTATGCTAGGAGCTGATCAACAAGCAGCACAAACTGCAGCTTACGAACCTTATGGAAGACTTTCACAATATGGCAATACATTAACTGGTTTAGCAGGTGGTGTATCAGGACAACAGTATGCGCAACCAGCACCACCAAGTCCTTTTTCAACTGCACTAAGCACAGCGCTAGGTGTTGGTGGATTGTACGGAAAAATATTTAAGTAGGTAATTATGGCTGAAAAAACAAAAAAGAAATCAAGTTTATTAAAAGGGTTTGGAAAATTTACAGGCGGTACTGGTGCATATGACTTGATTTTTAATCAAGGTGAAGGAATACAGGCTATTCTTAGCGCATTACAGGGTGTACCAATGAAAGACGGCGGTAGAGTAAAAGGATGTGGCATTGCTAAACGTGGATTTGGCAAAGCAATGAAAAGGAAAAAATAATGAGAGTTTTAAATAGACCTATGTTTAGATACGGCGGACCTATTAAAGAAGGTGTTATGTCTGGTATTAAAGAACGTGTACCTTATAAAACAGGTGGTAATTATTTTAGTAATTTAGGGAGCGCTATAATGAATTTTTATAACCCTATAAAAAAAGCTAAACCAATTCAAAAAATTATTCAAAAAATTAAACCAACATTTAAAATGCAACCTGGACAAGTTACAGGTGGAACTATAGGTGGTACTAAAAGATCAGACGCTTTAGCTCTAGCTAATTATAAAAGAAATATTATGCCTCCAGTTCCTTTTAAAGATAAAGCAATAGCTTTTGCAAAAGAAAACCCTTACATCACAGGTTTAGGTGCACCTTTTGTAGTTAGTGGGGGTATAACAGCAGCTCCACCTGTAGCTAAAACAGTTGGTAATGTATTAAAATCAACAGGTTTACAGATAGCAGACCTGGCTGTACCTGATATTATATTTGATCAAGATCAATATTTTAAAGACAAAGAACAAGCTAAAATACTTGAAGATAATAAAAAATCTACATTAACAGCTCAAGAAAAAAGAATTAAAGAGCTAGAAGCATTGTTAGCAGCCGATACTTCTGTAAATCAAGGTAAAACTCAAGATGAAATAAGAGAAGAACGTATTCAAAAATACAGAGACATCATGGATATTAAAGGTATGAACAAAACAGCTGCTTACGATTCTTTAATTGCAGCTAGTCAAGCTGTTAACCAAGCAGGTGGAGATTTAACAGGAGCTATAAAAGATGGTAGTTTAATTAATCAAATTATACAATCAACTAGTAAAGCATTTGATAAACCTAAGAAAACTAAAGATGCTATCGATACACTTATACTTAAAGGTGAGATTGAAGCAGACATTGCTGCAGGAAAACCAAGTACATACTTAAAAGCTGCACAAGATATGGTTGCAACAGGTGCTGCTAAAAACATTACTGAAGCTATGAAAAAATTAACTAAATCAGAAAACAGTATGTCTACTACACTGGGTGCAATACTTGCTAAAGGAAATAGACTTGATGAAAAAACTGTAGGTGTTGCTTACAGAGAAGAAACAGGAAACATTCCAGCAGGTTCTATTAAAATTAGTGTGGTTAATGAATGGAAAGAAAAAAACAAAGGTAAAACCGAAATAGATTATTTACAATCAATAACTGAAGGCGAAAAATTAGATGCTGGAGATTACATAGTTGGAGAAAGAGTAGTTACTGTTGCAGAAGATGGCAGTATGTCATATTTTTATTAGGAGGATAAATGGTTAGTCTAGCCTCATTACAAGCTAAAAATACTGAAGGAAATTACAGAGGAAATAAAGTAGGTACAATAGAATCTATGCTATCAGGTGTAGCATCAGGTTTAATTGCAATACCAAAAGGTTTTTTTTCATTAGGCGCAAGTCTTTTAGATCTTGGTGTTAACAGTGGTAAAGCTGCTGCAGTAGAACAATGGTTTGATGACCTTACAGAATTTGATGAGAAAGCAGAAGCAACAGCTGCTGGTAAAATTACAGAAGCATTAGTAAACATAGGTATACCTGGTGGACTAGCATTTAAATCAGCTAGTGGCCTAGCAAAAACAGCTATGCTTGCAGGTAAAAATAATAAATATGTAAGACTAACAAATAAAAATTTAGTTAATGCAGCTGATGAAGCATTAGAATTAACTGCCAGAGGTAAAGGTAGACAGTTTGTTGCCGGCGCAATTGGTGGTGGTATTGCAGAAGGTGTGTTTGTAGGTGATGCAGAAAAGATTGGTACGTTTGGAGATCTTATTGGAGGTCCAACAAAAATAGATAGAAGTGATACGGACCCAGATGCAACAAGAGAAATATTAAACAGAATTAAATTTGGTACAGAAGGTGCATTATTTACAGGTATCTTAAGTGGTACAGGTAAAGTTATTAAAAAAATAACAAACAGGAACCGGGGATTAGACACAGCTAACTCAGAATTAGATAGATGGATTGATACTGTTGCATCTAAATTTAGAGCACGTAGTGGTACCACACAAGAATTTTTTGACATACAAAGACAATCGATTGGTGCACAAGCAGCTGATGCAAACGTTGCAAGAAATTTATCTAGAGATTTAGATACAGATATAGATAAGTTATTTCCACCTATGCGTACTGTATTTAATAAACAATCTGCAGCTGATAGAACTAAATTTTTAACTGAAGTAAATGATGCGTTAGTGTCTGGTACTCCTACGTTAACTCGTGAAGGAGAAAAAAGAGTTTTAAATGCAGAAGGTAAAAAATTATTTTCTGCAGCGTCACCTGAAGCTGAGGATTTAATTATACAAAGAATGAAAGAAACGGATTTAAATAAGTACACACAGGTAATAGATAGCAATAGAATGATTGCACAATTTGGAGACATGGATGCTGCCATGGTACAAAAAGTAAGAGATAAAATTAAAAAATTTGCACCCAATGCCCAAGCTGCCGAAGAGTTAGAAAAATCTATTTTTGGTGGACTATCTGTTATGAGAAGTAAATGGGCAAACTTGTTTACTAAATTAGGTGGTGCTTTAGATCCAGAAGATTTAGTAAAATTTAAAGATGCATTTGGTAAAAAATTTAAAGGATACCTTGGTGCTACATATGATATTTTTCAAGACAAAAGTATTCTACCTTGGTTAAGATATAAACCTGCAGCCGAAGCTATAGAAAATGCTAAAACATTATTTAAAGATAGTGCAAGACAAGCAGGAAAAGAAATTACAGATTTAGAAGCAGAACAAATTGTAAATAATGTATTAAAAACTTCCGGCCTACCCAAAGGTTTAAGAATGGACAAACCTTCTGATGCATTATTTAACATACCGGATTTTTTTGTAAATAGAACAACATTAGACGATGCAGTTAAACGTGGTGGTATTGGAAGAATATCTATTGCAGATTTAGCATCTAAAGCAGACCAAAAAGTATTTGATGATTTGTTTGGTAAACAAAAAAATCCTATGCAAACAATGATAGGTGGTATGGCTAAACTATCTCTAATTACAAGACGTAATTTATTTTATGATGATCTTATAAAAAAGAATGATGAAGTAGCAGAAGCATGGAGAAATGCTACTGACAAAAGAGCAGTGGCTCAACCTATGTTTGCTAGATCAGAAGCAGAAGCTAGAGCATTTTTTGGAGATGATTATGTTAGAATCCAACCTATTGATCCTGCACAAACTTTAAATGTAAATATTCAAGCGGGTTCAAGTAATCCATTTGGTGACATTAGCAAACCTTTTTTTGCAAGACCAGGTATTGCAGAAGCTATGGAAAAAACTTCTTTAACAACACAAAGTTCAGGTATACTTGGAAGACTTTATGAGAGTTTAGTATTGTATCCTAAAGCTACATCACAGATTGCTAAAACAATTTTATCACCTGTAACACACTTACGTAACTTTGTAAGTGCTGGAGCTTTTGCTGCCGCAAATGGTATCTTACCAGCAGCAGACATAGGTGCAATCAAACAAGCATACCAGGCATTACAAACACCTCTTAAAGGTACAAGAATGCAAAACGATTTGTATCAAGAGTTGTTAGAACTAGGTGTTGTAAACTCTAATGTAAGACTTGGAGATTTATCTAGACTATTAAAAGATGTAAACTTTGGTGAGACTATGACGTCTGACAAAGGTATGAGAATGTTATTAAAACCATTATCAAAATTAAAACAAGTGTCACAAGACTTATATACAGCTGAGGATGATTTCTGGAAAATATATTCTTGGGCTGTAGAAAAATCTAGATTAGAAAAAGCATACGAAAAGATTGGTGTAACAAGAGGACAATTTTTTAAACGTAATGGTGTTGATGTTAGATTAGATGAAAATTTTTTAAAACAAGAAGCAGCTGACATTGTAAGAAACAACATACCTAACTATGATTATGTATCTGACTTTGTAAAAGGTTTAAGAAAACTACCTATTGGTAACTTCGTATCGTTTCCAGCAGAGATTGCTAGAACAGGTACAAATATTGTAAGAAGAGCATTAAGAGAAATAAACGAAACTATAACCTTACCTGATGGTAGAGTTGTAAAACCTATGGAAGGTATTGGCTACACTAGATTATTTGGTTTTACTACTACAGTTGCAGCTGTACCAATGGCTACAACAGCAGCATTCCAGGCCCTATACGACGTCACAGACGAGGAAAGAGAGGCTATCCGTAGGTTTGCAGCTCAATGGTCAAAAAATTCTACATTGCTACCTATTAAACAAAAGGATGGTAGTTTTAAATACATAGATTTTAGTCACGCTAATGCATACGACACATTAATTAGACCATTACAATCAATAGTTAACGCCGTTCAAGATGGTAGAACAGATCAAGATGGTATGATGGATGACTTTGCAAAAGGTTTGTTTACAGCCATGTCAGAATTTGGTCAACCATTTATATCAGAATCTATTTGGACAGAAGCTGCATTAGATATTATAGCCAGAGGCGGTAGAACAAGAGAAGGTTTTCAAGTCTATAGTCCAGAAGATACAGCAGGAGATCGTAACAGTAAAATATTTGCACACTTAGTTAAAGCACAAATGCCTTTTTCTTTTGATCAATTAAAAAGATTAGATAGATCTATAAAATCTGTTGATGTAATTACAAAAGGTAAATTTGATGAGTACGGTCAAGAGTTTGAATTTGGTGATGAGTTTCAAGGACTGTTTGGTTTTAGAGCAGTAAAAGTAAATCCGGAAAGAGCAATGAATTTTAAAGTTGCTGACTATCAAAAAGGTGTAAGGGATTCTAGATCATTGTTTACTAGAGTTGCATTAAAAGGTGGACCCATTGAGCCAAGAGAAATTGTGGACGCATATATAAATGCTAATCGTGCATTGTTTGATGTAAAGAAAACTTTAAAAGGTGACATGGAAGCTGCAAGATTATTAAATATATCTGATGATGGTTTTTATGGTGCGTTAGATAGAGTTTCTAATAGAGAAATAAATGCAATTGATGATAATGTTTTTATTCCATACAGCATATCTCTTGAAGTACAAAATGCATTTGCTGACAATGCTGCAAGGATAGGTATTGCAAATCCTTTTGATGCAGCTGCAGATGTGATTGCAGATTTAGAATCACGAATGGCAGATTTAAGTTTAGGTTTAGCAGAGTTTCCTGTATTTCAAAATCCTTTACAACCTATTATGCAAGACACACCACTGGGTCCTACAACACTTAATTTACCTAGCATTGATGTTAATGCTGTGTCAGCTCAAGTGCAAGGTAGTAATTTTAATAACTTGACAACAGAACAAAAATTATCAATACTATTTCCACAAGGATAACATGGCTAAAAACGCACTACAAAAAATAGAAGACCACGAGAAACTGTGTCGAATCATGCAAAAGCAGACGCATGACAAGATACATAAGCTTGAACGTCAAATTAACCGCGTAGAAATTT